AAGTTCTTACCAAGTTCTTCAACCTTGCCGTCACCTACAATAGTAATTTCTTCTCCAGGACCCCATGTAAAAGGGTCAACGTCTCCTTCAATTACAAGAGGTGGATGTACAGCTAAATCCATAGCGTCGGCTTTAAGGTTTTCGAGATGGTCAATTCTATACTGTAAACCAACCAGATTATCAAGAGGTCCCATAGCCCAAAGATTGTCAGGACGATAACGCCAACCAACGTGAACGATGGAGGACTTACCTAGCCAGTTTTCAATAGGTTCATTAGATACCAGGATGCATCGGTCAATTACAATAATCTGATGGTTAGGTAAAAATTCCTGTGTGTCGTTGTTATAAAGGTCTCCTCTAAACTCCAACACCTCAACATAACTGCTCTGAAGATACTCTTGGTAGTTACCAAAACCGTCTACAGAAAATCCGATAGCTTTTTGACAATCTTCTAAAGAATAACTTCCAACAGTTTTGGTTAAGAGTTTATGTTGTTCAATGGCTTTACGCCACTTCTCTCCACCAGGGAGATTAGCCATCTTAACAAGCTCACCAATCGAATAAAGCCTTCGTACAATTTTAGGAGTTTCCTCGAAACTAGCAGCGATTGGGTTGAACACAATATCAAGAGGGCTTATTCGTCTAGCGATTGGTCCTTCATAAACAGTAATTGTATCACCAGTTTTTTCATCAATGTGCATATCCCGCACATATTCTACTTCTCCAAAAGCATTTCCATAATCAATGTAATCGTAGACAAGTTTACTGACAACGTCTCTAAAACCGTTTTCTCGACACTTCGTATCAATGTACCCGGTAATAGCCTTTGTCTTCTCTCGTGTCTCGTCATCGAAACTTCCGCCTTCCCACTTCATCCACTGATTATTTGGCATAAGTGCTGAGATGTAATTAGCGTGAAGGTTGTCTCGAATCTGACACAGTTTAGGAAGTGTAGTTGAGTTCTTCCAAGGAAGAGAGGCATTGGTCGTGGTGGTTGTATCAGTGGCAAAAACATAATTTCGTAACTCGACCCACTGATTAATTTTTTCCAACCGCTGCTGATGCCACTTATCCCAAAGATAAGCTACATTCCTAGCTAGATTGTCAGAGATTTCATTGATGGCGATCTGAAGTTGTGCTACAGAACCAGCCATTAAATTTTACCTCCAAAACTCACCCCACCAAATCTACTAGAGAATTTGATTGGGTTGCTTTTTTGTCTTTCTTTAACACGCCTGGGTGGAATAGCTATTTCCACAACACAGGCCAAAGCGTCCTTAATATCATCGTGTGGCGGCCTAGCAAGAATAAGTTCTTCTTCTAATGCTGGTGTGTATCCTACTTGAAAATGCCATATAGTCATGTTCTCGTAACGAGGTTCTAACACAGCCGCAATTCTTTCTTCCTTGGCGCCGTCGTTTCTAGTGGGACGGTGTTCATCAATCGCCAAAGAAAGACCTTCTTTACGGATCATATCCTTCAAGTCATTACAGATCATACCCTGAGCAACACTAACCTCAGCCCTTAATTTTCGGAACATCCACCTGGCATGTAGCATTTTTATCTTTTCAAAGTATGTTATAATTCTGTCTGTCTTGAACCGCTCAATATCTAACACATAGATATATCCATCATTGTCAATACCAATTACAACAATTGATGTGTAGTCGGCAGTTTTCTTTAATGAGAATGCAAAGTCAATAGCAGCGTAGACATTTAACGGTTTGTCTTTATACCACCATCTTCCCTCTTCTCTTTTAATATGTTTTCTGTCGTAATACTGAAACCTGCTTGGATTAAGTCGATTGCTTTCTGGATCATTAGGGTCATTATAATCATTATGAGATTCTCTCATTCAGACTGTGGCTTGTCCCTCGGGACTAGTTTCGTTCAGTCGTTGCGGTCGATACGATTTCAATTCTTTTAATTTAGTATGGATAATATAATTATTTTCTCTTGTAGCTCCGTTCTTTTTCAAATGGCAGCCAGAATCAATAACATATTTAACTAAATCAAATTGCGCCCTTTTTATTTTAATGTGAGGAAGCACATCAGCGAGAAGCTTACAAGACTTCGTAACGCTTAAGACATAAGAATAGTTGCCATCATTTCTAATTGTTATAACTCCTCCATAATATTTTGCTATAAGTTCGATACCCTGTGGATCGTTTTTATGAGAAGTAATACACAACTTAAAATGTAAGTAACCTTCACGTGTTAAATCAGAGAAAAGACACCCGTCGCCATCAATATATCCTGCAACCCACTGTCTCGATGGAAAAGGTTTTTTTGAAGAAGTTCTATCTGCCCTGAGTTCTTTAAGACGAGACCGTATCTCCGGCAACTCAGATTCATTAAAACTTAACCCATTATGCTCGATAACAAACTCCATTATTGCTCTTTTCAAAATGCTGTGTTTTTTAATCTCGTTCAAAAAACGAACAGCCTTCTTTCCCGAGAGAAGTATTCCTAATTGTGGGTTACCTAATTGTTTCTCCTCTTTATAAGGAACCACTTTATAAAAATCAGCTAAATAAGGAATTACCTTTTCTGCTGAATCTTCGCGTAAACGCAACTGCACTGTGGCATAAAGACTGTATTTGCCATTAGTACTTTTATTAAACGACAGGCCGACATATCCATCCGAATCAATCAGGCCTGCATAATACTTAAAATTTTTTAACATTACTCCTCCGAGTCCATGTAATCGTATCTTACCTCAAATTAGCTTGCGCATCTTTGTTATTTAGAAACTATTCAGCATATAATTTACTGTGCATAAAACTGAGTTCGGTCAGTGTACATCGCACTAATACGAGCTAACTCCCTTCGATCAAAACCAAACATCTTCCCATCACCCCGAGATGTACGAGGCCAGAGGAATTCACCCTCAACCTCAACAACTCTTTCAAAGACATCCCAGATAGGTTCTTCGTCTACCACCTCGCCCTCTTCATTGAAAATGGGCATCTTCTGTTTTAACCAAATATCATATTGATCTGCAGGATGGTAGCGGGTCCCACAAGCTTTAATCATCCCGCCTGTGTTTAAGATTGATGCCATCTGAGACATAGCAGAAGCAACCTTTCTTCGACCATCTTCTGTATAGGCATTATCCGGAACCACAACGTCATCTGGTACAATAACATCAGCGTGCCAACCAGTGGTGTTGGTTGTCAAACCTGCTGCAGCTACAGTAGAGTCTCTCACCCCCTCTTGTTTTCTGATAGGATGATCCACAGCAATCTTTGTTGCACTCCATCTTTCACGCCTTCCTTCGTCTACATGAACCATATCCGGCCAATAGCGACGATAAACCTTCGAGGTTAAGATGTCTTTAATCGCCTTAAGCTGACTCTCTGCCAACTCAGAGGTAGCAGATAAATAGAGGATTGTAACCTCTGGGTGTTTGGTAATCCACCATGCAACCCATACAGCCACACAATGGCTTTTCATGTGAGCACGAGGAAGCAGAAGAAGCTGGTTAGGATGGTCTGTTCTCATCAACCACCTGAACACTTCTTTATGCACTTCGCCATATAAACGCATTGGATTTACAAGACAAGCGAAATAAAAAAGATCTTCTTCTGCTTGCTCTCTAATTAAGTGTTTTGTGTTCTGTGCCACTATAGGCCTCCATACGTTTGAGATCATCCTCAAACTCATTATGGAGTCGAGCTTCCTGCTTGGCTATCTTTGTAACTTCAGCCTGAGTAGGTCTACCAGCAACACGTTTCTCCCAACCTTTCTCAGCCAGAAACTTGGCTGCATTAAAGTTACCAGACTTAGCTGATTTAATGGCATTAGCCAGCCCTATACTACGAAGCTTAACTTCCAGTTCTTCCTTCCACTTTTCTACTTCATCGCGTAATGATGCAGCTTTACAAATAGCTTCCCAGTGTGTGTATCCACCAAGATACTCATTAGCAACAATGTACCCTGTAGGATCATTAGATTCGACGAAGCGTTTACGCAGAGAGATGAGGGTTTTTCCTTTAATTGTTTTATCTTCCTCATTCAGCGTAAAAATAGCTCCGTCGATCTGATAATCATTCGCTTCATAGAAAAGGGATTTTGTTCTCCATCTTCCTATCGAATCCTTAAACATAGTTTCCTTCTAGGTTAGTTGTAAATAAGCCAACACTCCGCCAACTAGGGCTGCCCAAGCTATCCTTTCAATCCACAGATTCTTTGCGTAAGCTTTCTCTAGGACACGGAGTCGCGCTTCTACATCTTTATGAAACTCTTCCGAAATACTTAACCTTATGTCGTATGTAGCATTATCAACTAAAATATCTGTTAACTTAGTCAGTGTTAAGTTAATGGATTCAAGACTGTGCTCTAGTCGATCAAACCTCTGACCCTCGCTACATACATGTTTAACTTCGCGTCCATCCATCAGTCTACGACTTCTTAGTTAACTTATCAAATACATCCTTAATCTTTCCAACAACGGTGTCGTCAGTGGTATTAGGTGTCATCTTAGCTACGATGACAGCAACGCCGATTAAGGCGCCAACAAGGCCAATAATAAGCTCATAGTTGTTAGTGATATAATCAATCATACCATCCTCCTTCTAACTGAATTATATAGTTCAGCAGTTTAGTTTGATCCGATGGCGGGATCATTAATGTGCCATTGTCTAATAACACACTTTCATTCAGACTTGGTCTCGGAGGCATCGGACTTTGTTTCACGCTGCACCCCAAACTCATCAACGAACACGTCACCAGGATTATCAGCAGCTTTTTCATATTCTTTCTTTATCTTATGTTCTTTATATCGGGTGATGACCAGCTCGATGAGTCTGATGATTGCCCACAGGATGTTTAACAACTTAGTCACAATGCCTCCACAATATTATAGACAATGAATGTCTAATCTGAAACTCGGCATTACTACCCCATTAGGTAGAGTAGCAGAAGCAAAAGTAGCAGCTCCAGAAGAAGCCCTAGCAATCATAATCCTAATTGTAGTTCCAGGAGTTACGTTAGGTCTTAAATAAGCCTGCCTAATCTCTACCTCACCAGTGTTTCCAAAATCTCTGGCAAACCCTGTATTAGGGAGTAAGTCCCAAGAAGACCCATTATAACTCTCTAACCAAGTATAAATCGTAGTGGGGCTAGTGACATTCACTTTAATAGACCATGTCACAGAGTAGCAACCAGCCAGCGGATAGGTAACTGATCCATCAGGATTCAGTGTTATGTTCTCCCCAGCTAAAACCGTATCAGCAACGACAACCTGACCTACATCAGAAATAGCCACCCTGTCAGTGTAAAGAGCAGATAGGTACCTTGGTGTCTTTAAGATACCTACATCCGTCTCAAGCTGCTCAACAGCAGCCACCAACACAGGGTCTTCAATCTGTTGATAGACCGCATCCTCAACAATAGTGTATAAAGGATTATCTCCTACCTTCAAGGCACCAGCATTAAGCAAATCATTATTAGCAAGATCGAGGTCCTGTGCCATAGAATTAGGTTCGCCCTGGGGGCTTCTACGGAATAGGACATAGCTGTCAATATCATTGACAAGCTTCTCGAATCTAGCATTAACTGCCGGAATTAGGTTAGTAGCATTTACAATAGGAGAGTAAGAAATCTTTGCCATTATCCCTCCTAGTTCACGTTCTCAAACGAGCAACGAGTAATTGTCTCCATATACACAGGCTCAACACTTACGTTACCGTCTTCGTCCACTACCTCCTGCGTCTCACCCGTATCAACCTGATACGCTTCTGGTGGCAGAACCATCTTCACATGCGCCAGGGTAAAGCCCATGAAGTCACCGAAGAGGGCTGCACGACTCTCCATGATGTCCTCGTAGGGCACGCCAGCATCGAGGTCGCCCTGAATAAGCGCAGCCGCTACGGGGTGTAGGGTGCTCAGATCAGGCTCGACACCCATCATCAGCGCACCGACAACAGGGTCGGTAGCGAGGCCGTCAACTTCCCACGAAGAGATGTCGAAGGCTTCAGCGTGTTTAGCCTTAGCGTCTGCAAACTCTCCCTTGTAGAAGTGGATGCAGCGAAGTTTGTAGGTTGTGTCGTCCAGCACAAATGTGCCGCAGTCCTGGGAGTTCTCCCAATGGATACCATAAAGATACCCAAAGGGAGAATCTACACTCACTTTATAGTAGGCCGCAAAGCGCGGTCCTCGGTCTATGAAAGGCATTATGCCACCATCCTTGTTTCGATTTCGGTGTCGGACATGCCGCCCTTGTTGCTTACCATGACTCTGCGGAACCAGATTGGAACAGTGTTGCCATAGGCTAGACGGAGGGCAGTGAGGGGGTTGAAGGAGCCGTCGAAGTTAACCCATGCTCCCCACTGGATAGCTTCGTCGATGCCAATACGCTTATTGCCAACTCGGAACTGTGTGCCATCTGCGTTAGTTTGGACGAGTTTGATATGGCGTTCGTTGCGATCCCAACTTCCAACGATATAGGGAACGGCGGTGTTATCGTATGATTTTGCAAGTGTAGGCGTGCCATCAGAACCCTTTTGCACATATACAATGTTGGTTGTGATATTGTTAGTCGTAATGTTTGAGATAGTGGAGTTTATTGGAATATCCCCACTCCCCACACCCATCGTCACTTCAGCCGCCACCGTGCATGTAGCAGGTTTGAGCTTCTGGACGGAGATGTTGTCGAAGTAGGCAGCAACTCCTGTACTATTGTTTACTACTACGGCTATGGTTGCACTCCCTGATGTTGGAGTGAATATTATTCTTTTTCGTCCATTGTTTGCCCCTGTGGTGATGTAATACACTCCATATATCTGCACAGAAGTGTTGCTTGCGCTTTCTATATCTATGTTAAGTACATATGTTTTACCAACCTCAAGTGTGATATCACTTTGTGCTGCTCCATAGGCATTTCCAGCAAGGGGGGAAACTTTCAATCGTCCGCTTTCAGCGGTTATTGTTGCACTATTAAGCGCAGTCCACCCACTGACATCACTATCAAACGTCCCATTCGTAACCAACTCCACCCCATCAGTTTCGCTGCGCTCAAAGCACTGCATGAGCGGAGAGGAGAGGCGTTGGACGGAGATGTTGTCAACCCAACCCGTCATAAGAGGCGCACCGTTAGCCCTCACAATAAGAGTGGTAGAACTTGATATAGCTGTAAAATCAAAAGTAATAATCTTACTTTCTTCAAACGCGTAAATGGCATCTTGCACAGAACTTATACCAAGACCAATCCCACCAACGGTAGTGGAGATCGTACAACTAGCTCGATATCTCGCCCCTGTAATTGTGCTAAAAACCTGCTCAAGCCCATTAGTAGCAGCGGGTGTGTCAGTAAATACAGCCTTTCCATCTACTGCTGTAACTGTTGGGTGTACTACGGAATATCCTTCTACACCATCATCAAACGTCCCATTATACACCAACTCCACACCATCAGGCTCTTCTGCCATATTGAAGTAGATGCCATTGTCGCCAGAGGTTCCAGCAGCAGAGGCTACGGTTGTGTATGGTACGTCCTTATAGTTACGCACATAGGGCATAGCGGCTGGTGTATTCGTAAGTTGGTTGCCCCAGAATAAAGTCTCTGGTCCAACTGGATTAACGGAGTGGTTTAGGGTTATCTTAGTAACAAAAACATTAGATATACCATCGTTTGTAAATGATATATTGAGACGCTTCCATCCATATTCTAGATGCTCAACATCATAATTTATACCATCTAGCAGCGCATCGCCGACAAATTGGTCTGTATCAAAGTCAAAAAGAGAGTTTACAGAAATTAACTTAGTAGGGTGTAGGCCACCAGATATAGGAATCTTAGTTCCTGCTTGAGTCGCCTTTACATAGATACTCCATGTCCATCTAGTGGTATCCGCTGTGATATTGTAGTTCCTTTGTGTATATCCACAATTCGGCTCATAAGACCACGCTGTTTTGGTTCCGTCTGGAGCGATTGCACATCTGTCAAGTGGCGCACTTGGCACAACATTCGAGGCAAGTGTAAAATACGACTGAGTATCTCCAACGGCCATATTCGTATAACTCGGCCCACACCACACACCTTTATAGCCATGAATAGCAGGCACGTAGTCTGTTAGTTCGTTAACAGTGGTGAGCGGGGGTACGTACGGGGCGGTAAAAACTGTTGTTAGCTGTGGGTTTTGAATGCTAATTCCAGAGACACCATCCCCGAGATAATTTCTATTTGATGCCCAATTGGTATCCTTTGCAACTCTAACATCAAGAACAATACTGGTTGCAGATGTAGCTACTCCACTTACATATACGGTAATTGATCCATCATTATTCCTTATAGACCTGAAGACAGGTGAGCCAGAAACGCTAGCCAATGCGCCAGTAATTAAATCCACAGACACAAAGTAAGCGAGGCCGCCGCCATTCAAGCCAACATACGCAAAATTTCTACCATTCGGTTTAATAGTAATACTGCCAGTATAACTCACGCCAATAACGGCTGTGATACCACTTGTAACATGATGATCTTCGGCTAGTACTGATTCGGTAACTTTGTACCAATCCCCATCAGTGGTTATCGTCGCCCCTGTTTTGCTCCAAGTTGTAATGTCATTAGAGGTAATGTGGTTCGTATACCCAGGCCCACTCCACCAAAGCTGCCCATCACCATTAAGGTCAGTAGGTTCATTCAGCCCAACATAGCTCCCATCTTCAGCATACATCCTGTCACTGTAAGACCAGTTAGGATCGGGACCAACAGCACTACGCTGCCCACCATCTTCTACGCGATAGAGGAGTTTAACATCATCGAATCGTGTAACCTTCCCATACAAGCTATCGCTCTGTGGGATTTCAATCCACCACAATCCAATGTTCAAATATACTTTCTTAGGTTCATACGCATCTACAATACAGAAAGTTCCCTGCTGGTAGTCACCAACATTGGGAAGGTTCTGAGAGCGGATGACGTTGTATCCTGCAATTGTTTTCTCGTTTAATTCGTCAAGGAAGGGCTTGTTGCTATGGCTATGAGTGGAAGCTGTCTGCAATCCTTCCTCAATAGCTTCACATTCAGCCTGGGCTGCCTCAGCAGCATCCTTGGCGTTAATAGCATCCGTCCTTGCGGAGGAAGCTGTTCCAGCATCAGAAGAAGCAGCCTGTGCGCTAGAGACGGCTACGTCCTTAGCAGCAACAGCCGTTGACGCACTAGAAGCAGCAAGAGCTTCACTACCTGCAGCAGCAAGCTCAGAGGCAGCAGCAGCGTCCTCACTGTCAGAAGCAGCAGACGCACTAAGCATTGCTTCCTGTGCCTTAGCTGTGGCGATGCCCTCGCTCACAAGAGCTTCCTGGGCTTTCAGAGTAGCCACTGCTTCAGCATCAGATGCAATCGTTGCTTTGTCTGTAGCAACCAACACCTGAGCATTACAGAGGGCCAAACTCTCCTGAGCAGCCACCTCACTTCCATACGCATTAGCAGCGGAAATGGCAGCAGCATCAGCAGCATCCGTAACAGTGGAAACAGCAGCAGCGGCAGCAGCCGCATTGTCTGCACTCTCTGACGCATCCAAAGCCACCTGTGCAGCCTGAGCATCAATCAGAAGCTTGGTGGCCGCTGCATCATCAGCAAATCCCTCAGCCTTAGCAGAGAAGTGTTTGGCGGAATACTTTCCTGTCTCCACCTGTACATCTTCGTTTGCGTTAGCCCAGTTCTCAGCCTCATCAGCATATCCAGCAGCAAGCCCTGCTTGCGTTGTCGCTGTAGAAGCAGACCCAGCAGCATTTGTTTCGCTAACAGAAGCAGCAGCTTCGCTAAGACCAGCAGCTACCTCAGAAGCTTCAGCCGCATCCCTAGCAGCAATGGCTTCATCTCTGTAGCCCTGTGTCTCAGCAGGAATGGCTGCAATCTGTGCTTCCACATCTTCTATTGCCTGATTGACGTCAACACCATTAACAACAAATTCTTCTGCGTTAATGGCGCCAACATTGTTCACATCATTCCCGCCCAAATCCAAATCAGTTCTCATAGCATTGGCTGTGCCGGGCGGGTTGTCTCTGTACAACACCTTGTCAGAGAACTCATCTTCAATCTTTTCAAGGACAGCATTAAAGGCGTCTTTGAAACCAAACGCACTTGTAATTCTATCCAAACTGATTTTACTCATCTCTTCTCCTACAGGTTGTTAAAATAAACAAGCCCAGCAAACGCTAGAAAGACAACAACCCAAATAATGTGATGAATGTATTTCATGTTAGGGACGCTTCCCTGTCTTCTTCCACTTATTCATATACTGACGCAAGGAAAGACCAGAAGCTTTAAGCTGCTCAGCAGAGACATTAGCCATCTCTCTTCCTCTATGTTCCACAGTCATCTTGTTCCCCTTCCCAAACTTACTCACTTTCCCTGCAGCTTTCTTAGGAGCCTCAGCTTTCTTAGGAGCCGCTTCCTTTTTCTTAGGAAGACCAAGCTTCTCTCTCTTCTTATTAGCATTCGCCTTGGCTGCTTCTCTCGCGTCCTTCCTCTTCTTCATAGAGGCTTCTTTCTCAGCAGCAGACTTCTTAGGGGCGGGCTTCTTCTCTTCAGCTTTCTTCCCCTTAATACCACCGCGCTCCATGCTCCCTTTCAGAGCCTTAGCTTTGTCTCCACCTTTGTAATCCTTGTACTTAGCTGTAATCTTAGGCATACCCCCTCCTTCCCTATTTCTAAATAATTATTAGAAATATTAGAAATGTTAAAAAGAAAAACATACTAAATATATTATAATAATATATAATATATTATTCA